GACTTGAACCGTTGACCTACGGTTTACAAAACCGTTGCTCTATCCAGCTGAGCTAAACTGGCGGTTAATTTTGTTAATCCAAAAGTTACAACTTAATGTCCTACGTGTATCATCATGGTCGTGCTTTGAGACTCCATGTAACATGTGACTGGGGAAGAAAATTATATCTCCAGCACTGTAATTAACAATGTAGTTGTTACGGTTACCCATGATGTCCATGAGTGGTCGTTTTAAGTTGACACTTCTATCTATAAAGTAAAATTTGGAGTATCCTTCCTTATATTCTGGAAAAAATACTCCGACTAAATCGCAATCGTTGTGGTCATGGACCTCTTGAAAGTCTCCCCTTTTGTATTGAGAGACCCATGGTCTATTCATATTCATAGTCATTGATAACCCGACTTCTTGCCCCAGTAGAGTGAGACTAGGAGTCATTAGGTCAAAGATGTCTTCTTGAATAGAGATATTAGTTACTGAGCATAACTCACCCCATGGTGCTTCCTCACAGGAGTCCAGACTATTAATGTAAGACGTTAATTGTCCTGCATTAGGTGCCTTAAACTTCCAGAAAAAATGGTCGTTAAAGATATCAGTCTGGGACTTCTTCATAGTTTTCAATCATGTCTGACATGTCAAATAAAACAGGATGACACGCTTCTGCTATTAGGTATTCACTCCATCTGTAGAGGTCTTCCATAGTATACTCCGTTGACGTGTCTGCGTCAAGTTTAATTTCTTCTAACTCTGACACGGATTCGGGCAACTCATCAAACGTAAACGGTATTCCCTGTAATTTCCACATCTGCACTATTTTCTTTTCACCGTCAATCAGAAGATAACAGTAATTGTGCTCGATGCGAATCTTTTTCATTTAGAAATCTTGCGTCATTTCTGCCATGGACTCTGCAACATATGCACTAACCCCTGCGGGGTCGGGTGTAAAGTCTTCGGGTCCATCTGGGATATTTATCCCAGCAACCTGAAGTTGTGCAACTGGGGTCATCATTACTGCCCCCTTCTCAGTTTGAATTTTAATGGTGTGACCCTTTTCTACGAGGGAGAAGACGAAATCAAAATTAGATTGCACCTCCTCCACAGAGAGTGTGATTAGACTATTCATCCGATGTATGTAATCAATTCTTGTGGGACTTGCTCTTTGAAGGATGCAATGGTCTCATGGAAACCTTCAGCACCGTCTTCATCGAAGTTGTATTGGACCACCTCATCATACCCTTCATTGTCAAGGATTTTCACGTTACGAGCAGGGATGTTGACCCAGATGTGCTCAAGGTAGGTTTCGTTGGTCATGGGGGGTCATGGTGTAGACCCCTGTATTATACCTCAATTCAGGAGCAATGGCAAGCCATAGACCTGATGAGGTCCAAACCCGCATCCAGTCGCCATGTATCCAGTGCCCACGGAGTAGGACGCCATGCCTGTCACCACTTGATTCATAATGTTACCAGCGGTAACGAATTCGGTAATAACTCCTGATGGTGCGGCGATAAACGTATTGTGTACTCCTGATGTGGTGCCTGTGATGATATCATTCATAGAGCCAGGTACTGCAGTAGAGATACAGATTCTGGTCTGAGTTGGTGGTGCTACAGCAGGGAAGGGAGTGTCAGTTGCAATGTCCACGATTGCACCCTTCACCATAGAGAATTGCCCTGTCAATGCAGCAAATGGGTTGAAGACAGCGACGAATTCAAATCTACCAGCATTGAGGAATGAAGTAATCCAGTTTGCTTCGTTGATAATTTCACCATCAGCAACATTCTCGATGGTGTTTGCTTCAGTCTTAACTGTTTGAGCATTTAACTGAATACCTTCAATACCAGTGATTTTAACTTTAGAGCCTTGAATCTTAACTTCACCAGTGTAAGCGATTTCATGGTCGCCTTCTTTACGTTGTGCAGACTTCTGCTCTTTATCGTCTTCTAGTTTACCTTCAAGTTGTGGACCCCATGGAGTGCGTCCCCACTGGTCTGCTTCTGGATGGAAAGGAATCTCATCGACAGGATAGAAGTGACCACCAGGCAATGCCTTAAAGTATTGGTCACGCTCTGTCTGTTTGATATGCACCAAACGACTTAAGTCATTGTTTTTATATCTGTTATCGACAGCATCATCACTGCCAATATCCTTATTCAAGCCAGTAGCAACCTTCTCAGGATTCTTCTTGAATGTATCTGAGGAAGTAACAGAAGCTGTGACGTTAGTATCTTCTTTTTTAGTTGCTCCACCACTGGTGGCGTCGTCTGGTCTCTTAGAACTTCCTTTTGATTTTGCTTGAGGACCGTTAGATGAGTGCTCATTTTTGGCACCTGTGACTTCTTCATTGAAATTGCCCATGACTTTTAAGTAGAAGTCTCCCTCTACTGTCAAGACATAGTTGCCTTTGATAGTTTCACATTTGTCCTTAGCAATGATTTTAGTCTGGTTATTCGGGACGTTAACGTGCTCGTTACCATATGCGTCCTGAAACGAGGAGACACCACCAGGTCCAGAGACAATCTTCTTCTCTTTGCCAGGTGTTGCGTCGTTAATCTCCTTCGCACCATTGAGGTGTTGGACAGTCTCCTGCAGATACGGGTTAATCTCTGAGAATAGATTGTCAATAAAGGATCCACCTTGTAATCCTGATTTCTTATTGTATGCATCGTCAATCTTCTTGTCATAAGGAGACCCAATCAATGCATCATGCACGTTATCACATTCGGTGGTGCCAATAAGAGGATACCACCGTTTGACTTTCGGTCGTTTAATCTTCCTCCCGCAATCTTTCTGGAAGAGTAGACCAAGAATCATCTTGATGATAGACATCAAGCTACCCCAGTCAAGCTGAGTAAAGTCAATCTCAAAAATCTGACTAACAGCATCACCCAATTTTCTAGCAGCACCTGCTGCTTTCTTCGCTGTCTGCACCGCTGAGATAACATCACCAGCAACATTCTTCACACGGTCCATTGCTTTGGTGATACCATCAAGGATACGACCAGTGACTTCTTTTACTGCTCCACCGATTGCTTGGTCAATAACTTTGGCAACTTTGTTCACAGCAAAGCTCGCCATCTTATTGGCAAAGTTGACCGTATCACTTAGTGCCGCTTGCACCAGTCCTAACCACATGGGCACATCCATGCAGAAGATAGCAAAGATTTCCTGCACTAGGGAGAGAATAGCATTGATAACTCCAAGTGGAATAAACTTAGAGATAATCTTAACCAGTGCGTTGATAACCTCTGCAATAATCTTTGCAAGTAATTCTTTCAGTGGTGCAAGAATACCAGAGATACCACCAGCAAGGAAATTACAAATCTTTCCTAGGTGCTCTTTTACTTTATCACCTGCAAGTTTGTTACCAGTGGCAAGAGATACAAATCCACCAGGTCCACTAGCAGTCGTTGCTGCCATTTCACCGAGCTCACCCAGCATACGCTCAAGGTCAGTCTCAAATCCTTGTCCACCAGGTCCACCAACACCATCACCAACAGACTGTGCATTGACTGGAGGTTTGATTGGGTTAGTTACAGCATTACCAGGCAATACCTGCTCAGCACTGGAAATACCACCACGTGTCTCTTCTAATTCACCGCCAGGTGTATTAGGTGTAGATGATTGCACTTTAACGAAAGGATTACCATCCATTCGCTTATTACCTGCCATGTCATCCTGAGCAGGTGTCTTAGTTGCTTGCTTATTAGCACTCTCAGAATCAGCAATTACAGTCCTTGCTGCAGGGTCAGACTGATTTTTGAATCCACGGAATGCACCGAGGACACAAGGCATCTGTCCTTCATCACCATCAAGGAAGAAACCCAACACCATAGAGCCAGGCTGCAATTCACTCGTGGTGCCTGCATTTTTTACCTGAGGTTTATCTGTGGGAAGCAAGACAGTTGCCCATGGCAAGTCTTCTGTCTTGATTACATTTGTGTATGCTTCTTGCTCGCCTTCACCAGTATACCAACCGATGACACGCACCTTGACACGACCTAGTTGGGAGGGGTCAACGTTATCTTCGACCTCACCTACCCACCAAGTGTAACCATCTCTTCCTAAAAAGTCTGAGCGCGTTCTCATTACATTTGAATTGTTGTGTATTATTTAGTCAGGGGGACGAAGAGAAATTCTCCTTCATCTTTTGTCTTACCCCAAAGTTGTTTACCAGTGTCAACGTCAAGGCCAATGTCTTGTGACCTATAGTCAAATCCGTTAAATCTGATGGTGGAGACACATCGAGCATTTCTGATAATACAATCACCCTCGCCCTTCCACCATCTACCATCATAGGTCCAGTTGAATGGACATGAGTCTGCCTGATGTATATAACTAAAAACTTCAGTCTTGACAGTTGTTTCTGTCAAGTCCACGATATTATATCTCAACCAATTATAAGCATTGTCTTCGCCTTTATACTTATACCAAGACTTTGCTTCAATGATACCACTGGACACTTGCCAGATTCTAATATCTATCTGAGGCCACCGAGCAGGATTAGACATCGCCTGTCTCTGATTCCTATAGTGACCACAAATCAGCTCCTCAAAGTTATTCATCTCAACCCTTACATGGTTATTATAATATAATTATTTCCCTTTTGTCAATCGCCGTTTGATTGCTCCAAGGGCAAGTGCCTGCATGAAGGACTTAGGTCCATTCTTGATGAGATTTTCTTCCCATTCAATCTGCTTCTTAGTCCTCACAGGTTGTCTATTAGTCTTCATATACTAGACACTCAGGTTCTGATGGGTTTTGGTCACAATAAAGCTCAAGGTATGTTGGGTCATGATGGTCCCCTGCCTCGATTTCTTTCTTATTGTGCTCTGCATACTCTTCCAAGTCATGCAATTCGCCTTCGATATGACGACGCATTTGTGGATTTGTATTTGGGTTGTCTAGGATTTCTTTATCCTTTTGGATGTGCTTTTCTATGCTTTCCATTTTACTTACCTTAATATGTGGGTTTCATTATGGAGTCACGGGTCAATACCAGTGTGGTAGTAAGACCTTCTCTTTTGAAAGTGTGTGTCAAACCTTGTATAAGATACTTGCCACTATACTTTAAGTCAACCTTAACATTTTTTCCTTTCTCTTGCGAGGAGGGAATCCGCACTTTTACAAGTTGACCAGCAGTCAATGCCGTGTTTCCAGGCACGACAATGGTTAATTGGACTGCTTGTAATAAACTATAGCGACCCGCAGCGTATTCGGCAGCTGCGATTGTATCAACTGTTGATTGAGTGCCGTTGTTGGGGTCGTTAGCCTTACCATCATCATTGGAGAGTGCAGGTTGATTCTTAATAGTGGGAAGAATCCGAAACTTAATCCTCGTAGAGGTTGCTTTATCTAGGTCCTCAGGAATCTCGAATGGAAGTTTTTTATGTATTGTGTTTGCTTTTGAAAAAATTTGTTTGTATGTAATTTCTCTAGCAGAATAGTTAGTCCCTTCGGGAGCATTCTTTCCTGATTTACCAGTTTGTGTTGTGTAACTACGTGTGATATCAGCAAGAGAAACACCAATGGTGCTAGTCTTGAATGTACCCATCCTCATATTTCTGAGGTGGTTTGCTTTGTCAGGGTAGGTTATACTTTCGATGACATATGCACCGTTAGCTGGTGGGTCAGCACCCTGCTGAATATAACTATACTCAAATAGGTCAGTCCCGTCTGGAGAACCGCCTCCCATACAGAGTAAGTCAATAGACTTAAATTGGAAACCATATCTATTTTCAAAAAACAAGAAACCTGATTGCTTCGCCTTACCCTTACCAGACCCTTTACCTTGGATACGTGTGACCTTATCACACATGTAGTTAATTACATCTACAGGTCTCCAGTTAGGTGAGATGAATGAAATTTTTGAATGATGCTCAAAGTTTTCTTCCTTGGTTTTCTTACCACCAGCATCAAGATACTTCTTACAGATATGCCTTGGGATATTGTCTACATCCTTTGAGCTCTGACCTGGTCCGAATGCCTTGAATACCTTTGACATCTCATTGTTATACATCTCAGGTGATACCGTGTGTAAGATATACATCTGACCACGCTCAGACTTAATGATGCTGCCAATCTTGTGCACTCTGAGCTCACACTTCAGTGGTTTTTTACCTGAGCTTGCAGTAAACATGTCAATCATCACCTTCTCACCACCCATCAGGGTTTTATTGAAGTCTGTAGAATCCAAGATGGTGAAGTCGCATCTAATGAAAGGTGAATCAATAGATTCATAGTATGCAAAATCCACACAGATATCTCTGATGTCATAAGAAGTCCCTTGGGAATTCTCGATGGTCATCTTTCTCAGCTCGTATATCCTTGACTTTCTATCTGCCATTAGTTAAGGTCCACCATTGAGTTACCGAATTCGTTGACCAAACCAAACCTAGGCATTAGGAATTGGTCTGCGTCCAACTTATCTAGTCCGACAATCGGAATAGGAATATCATCGCCAGCAGCAACACCAGTAACAATGGGCTCAGCAGTTGACCCACTAGAAGAAGATTCAGCAGTTGCTGCCTCAATCTTTTGCATTGTCTCTTCTTGTTTCTTAGCTTTAGTTTCTGATTTGTTTAGCTCAGCATCATTCAATGTCTTACCAGACATGGCATCACCAAACTTAGTTAGTGCTGCCTCCAGTAATTCCATAGGAGACTTACCTTTATTCTCTTCTTTTTTCTTTTTCCTTTTCTTCTTGTCCTCTTCAGTAAGAAGGACATTATCATCAGGTGTCAACTCATCTGCAGTCTTACCCTCATCATTGAGAATAACATTCTCTTCACCACGTGTGGTTGCAGTAGTAGTTGCAGTGCCATCCTCACTAACCTCTGCCAACTCTAGAGCAGCTCTAGCTGCTAATGCGTTAGCTTTCTTTTCAGAGTAACCCTGCTCTAACCAGTATGCTTTATTTTCTTGGAATGATTTGTTATGTCTGTATGCAATAGTTGCATCAGGATGCACTTTAATATCATCTAGGGGATAAGGTTTGGCATTACGACCTCTACTATCACCCTTACTTCTGTTATCGTGCTTGATTATACCACTAAATGTATCCGATGTAAGGACCTTATTGAATTCATCTGAGCCAGGTTGCACAGTGGTGAGTTTCTCACCCATCCCCATGAATCCTGCCTCTACACGCTTACTAATAGACTTAACTGTTGCAGTGCCATCTTCCAGAGTATATCTAGCATAGTATGTTTTATCATCAACAACTATACCTTTGGTCTGTTTATCTGTGTCTTTTCTGAATTCTTTAGGGTCAAACTTTCCACCCTCAGCAAACTTAGGAATTGTTGGTTTCAATGCTCCCCCCATACTAAACGGCATAGTGTAACCGCCCGCCGCGGCCTCACGCATTCTTAAAGAGGTTAGACCTCCATTCTTTCTAGTTGCAGGAGTGTCAAACGGCACAACAAATGCACCACCACCTGCAAATCCTTTCATACCTACCCACTCAGTGCCATGACCAATGAATGATGTAGTCATTCCACCATCCAGTGACACAGGGTAACCTGACATAGGTCCACTAATCCATCCACCACCAGCACGCTCTGGCGATTGTGGGACAACACCACCCTGAGAGAATCCAAAGAAAGTCTTGACACCACCGAAGATATTACCTGCAGTTTCAGCGACACCACCAAGTGCTTCTCCCACCATGGCTTTGATTGCTAATACTTTAGCAAGACCTTCTAGTAGTTTAAGGATACCATCATTCTTAGTGAATGCTTTAAGAATCTTTTCATCTAACTCTTCTTCAGGATTAACCTGAGCTCCAGCATCCTGCTCTTGCTCCTCAGCATTCAGTGATTTGGTGCCACCCTCCTTCAATGCAGACAATGGGATACCAAAGATAGCTGCAATAGGTCCAAGCACTGAGCCGATGATACTCTTCAGGGGACCAGGTAAGAATGATGCAAACGTATTACCAATCATTCCAATGACTGATACAACACCATAACCGATTGCCTTGAATGGCAACAGCATGATATTTCTAATACCTTTTGCTAAACCTTTAATCTCATTGATAGTAGTAGCGATGAATGATACAGGACCAGCACTAATCTGACCACCACCTTTTGCTTCAGGTAACTTAGGCTGAGGGGTTTGGACCTTACCACCTGCTGCCTTAGACTGTGCTTCTACTGCACTATTATCACCACCCTCTTTGTCTTTCTTAGGTGTAAAGAATTTCAGCACCGCAGTCAGTGCCTTGATACCTAGGAATAGAGGTGCAAAGGCAACCTGAATTGTAGTGCCAAGGATTTTCTTAATTATCGGTAGATGTGGCTCAACAGCATCCAAGATGCCATTCATGAATCCACCAAGTGCCTCAAAGAATCCTTTGAATGTCTCCTGTATAGGTGCCATCACACTGTTGAAGACATCCCCAACCATGTTGAAGAAGTCACCAATAGGTTTGGTGATAGGCTCCAGCATCGGTCCTATTGACTTACCAATAGCACCACCACCCATAGCACCAGCAGCGCCCAGCAAAGCACCAGCACCAGGAATACCAGTAGCTTCACCGATAGCTGCACCAATAGCTTGTCCAGCACCAGCACCTACACCAGCACCGACTGCTTCTGCCGTTGTGCCTCCCGTGGCAGAGACGATGGCTGCAGCACTGAAACCAGCACCCACAGACATACCAATCTTGGCAAACTTATTACGGGAGAATGCCCGTAGTTTACCCATGGATTTACCTGCCTTAAACATGCCCATAATGGACTTGCCTAAGGTGCTAATCACCCATGTAAATGCCCTGATAGTCCCAATAGGATTCTTCAGGAATGCCATGCCAATAAACAATGGCGCGGCTGACAATATAAATTGGACTGCTCCTAAGAATCCTTGAATTGAGATAGGATTCTCTAGAAACTTAATCAGACCATCGAGAGCTGAGCCCGCTAAGAATGATGTAATCTTAAAAACAAGTTTACCAAATGCAAACAGGGTCTTAGCAAGTGCTTGTATCTTCTCTGGATTCTTTGTCAACCAGTCCAGCACACCGAATGCTACGATTGCCCCAAAGAAAAACTTCGCTAGTCGCAGCAATCCAGAAAACAACCCACCTGCTGCTTTCTTCGTATTCTCTTTGAATGACTCACTAATCTTTTTGAATAGACCAGGTTTTGTAGATTCATCCTCTGCCTCGTCTCTTTCTGCTTTCTTACGTCTACGGTCTTCGTCTTTTCTCTTGAGTTTTTCTCTCTTAACCTCGTCTTTCGCAGCTTCTTTCTGGACTTTAATTACTTCAGAAGTGCCTCTAATCTGCTTCTGTGTGTTGAGCTTCATCTGCTCAGTCATTGTCTCCACATTGAGAGCAATGCTATTAAGTGATGCTCCTAAGGAGTTGAGTCCAGATGTCAGTGCTTTGAATCCATTACCAATATCTGCCTCCATCTTACCAACTGCGTCAGCAGCAGTGAGTGCAGTATATTTCTTGACACCACCAGTAGTCCCTTTATAAGAAATCATCTTATAAAGTTTCGCTCTTGGGACCTTTACTTGTGGTTGAGATTCAGCCATCAGAGATTACTACCGATGAGGGGGCTTGGTTTAGAGAAAACTGGGAATGCTTTTCCACTACTAACATTATTTATTACTGGTTGAGTAACTGTGTTAGTAACAACTACAGGGACGATGCCAGGCTCCATCTCTTCCTCAGAGGTCTTGAGTGCCTTCTCTTCCAATGCAGATGCATTACTTTCTAAATTCTTTTCTTGCTCCTCAGTAGGTGTGATGTTTTCGGGGTTTACCTGAGGAGTATTCACTTCAGCATCATCAAGAGATGCGTTAACGTTAACGTTTGCACCAGCAATCATACCTAGTGCTTTAACTAGGTTGTCGAGTGCTCCAGTTAACTGCTCCATAGGAGTCTTCTGGACCGTAGTTTCTTCCTTATCACCTGCAGTATCACCCGAGGAGTCTGATGGAGGTGTTGACTTATCAGATGCATCCCCAGCGGGGTCTGTCTTCACATTAGGGGAAGCAGTGCCAGCACCATTTAGGTTTTCCCAGTGCCATGCTTCAGTAGCGTTAGGAGTATTAGGACTCAATCCCCAACCTTTAAGGTAAGTAAATCCAAACTTATCTGCGTTTGCCCACAACCACTTATATCCTGCATCATGGTAGTTAAGGTCAGCAGCAAGACCATATCCATGATTAGATGTGCCAGGAACAGCAGCAGTACCACGTGGTTTAGTGTCATACAGATACTGCTGGTCAGCAAATGTCCTGAAAGTATCGTTAATACCAATAGGATGACCATCTGCCTTAGCAGCATCTAACATAGATTGAAACTTATCAGCGACGCTCTTGTGTAGAAGACCTTCACCTGCCTGACCCCATCCAGCATAACCTTTCACCTTTTTCATCTCAGACATGGGGACTTCCCCATTCTTGTACATATCTTGCACTCTACCGCCTGCAGCAAATCCATCCCACCCATGTAGACGGTAAGGAGATTTAGCAGGATTTGCTACTTTCTTTACATTTAAGTCATCTGTTGGTTGATTATTTGCCTGCCATCCTTTAATTTTACCAGCATTAGCAGAACCAGGTTTCATTATAGAGCCACCCTCTGCCATCTCAGCAAGTAATTCTTTTACTGCTGCGACACCGACACCTGCGGCATTCATACCATCACCAGCATAATAAGACTGACCTGCAGTAACGTATCTGTGTGCTCCCTGCATATCAACTGGCACTGGGAATGATGCCCATTCCATTGCCAATCTCACCATGGCTTCATTTGGGTCTTCCTTCGCCATCTGCCATGAGATGCCTCCACCTGCTTTTTGCTCGATGAGACCGATTGCCATCTTATCCTGATTCTCTTCGTTAAACAGGTCATCAGGACTCAAATTTGCATACCTAACTGCCATGTCCTTGACATGCATGAATTGATATCTTCCAGCTGCAGAAGACCCTCTAGCTCTGTAAGTTTCCTCTTGCCAATCATCTGCCTCTTGAATGGTCATTTCAGTGAGTGGTTTACCCCCAGAATACTTTTGTTTCGTAGAGGAAGGATATATTGAATCATAAGATCCATTCACTGCTTCTTTAGCAGCAATCATTTCTAAAAGTGGTGACCATTTACCACCTGCAGATGAAGTATTTCCTGGCATCACAGGAGCATCACTACCAGAAGAACTACTACTGCTACTAGAAGACGAGCTAGAAGAAGAACTACTGGAATCTTTCTTATCTGCCTGCATCTGCCCAGCAGAGATGAGCACTTTCTTCAATACATCAATAAACTTACTTTCATATACATCTACCAGTTTTTTCTTACTGGTAACTGCTTTCTCTACAGTTTTACTGGCAGTTTGATTCTCAGGTATATTTGGGATAGTTGGTTTTCTACCAGCAACTTTCTGGTTTCCTGATACTGATGTTGTCCCACCAAATACACCTTGTAACTTAGCAATATCACTCGACATGAAAGATAGGACAGGTGCACCAAAGATGCCCATCGCTCCAATGGCACCAGTAATAGCACCTAATAGGAATTTACCAATCTCTCTTAAAATAGATACCTGACCACCAAGAGGACCACCATCTGCCATCTGTGGTGGACGTTGTGGTGTAACAACAGGACCACCTGCTGCCATCTTATCAAAGTTAAACAGGTTAAATGTCAGAGCATCAGCAATACCACCAATGACACTCTTGGGGTCCATCAAACGCTTAGCGTTATTAACAACAAACCCTACAACTTTACCTATAGTGTCAAAGATAGGACCAAGGACAAATTTGGCAAAGTCCAGCAATACCTTACCAACCTTCATCAAGGCACCGACGATGCCACCTATAAACTCAAATAATGCTCCTGCTAATTCCTTGAATGGGTCTAATACTGGACCAAAGACATCTTTAACAATGTCAAACAACATACCAAAATATCTACCAATCGGCTCAAAGATGGGCTCAATGATGGGACCAATCGATTTACCTACAAATTCACCTAGGAAACTACCGATAGCACCACCAATCATAGGTGCCAATGGTCCTAAGAATGGTGCAACTGCTGTCAGTGCTGCAGCACCAGCGACACCACCAACTGCTTGACCTACACCAGCACCAACTGCTGTGCCAGCAGACTCACCAGCGGCAAGACCACCAGCAATTCTCATGCCGCCACCGACGACACTCATGATTCCTGCACCGCCACCAGGAAACTTCTTGACCATACGACCCATGCCGCGGCCCATGCGTCTCTTAGCGATACGCCCACGCTGTTGCATTTTTTGGAAGGGACCTTTCTTCCTTGCTTCGTATTGCCCTGTAAATCTATTATTAAATGCGTCTTGATTCAGGTTAGATTGAAATCCTTTACCTGCTGCCTTAGCTCTTCTTGCGTCAGCTCTCTTTGCTGACTTCTGCATCTCCTTATACTCCTTCTCGGAGTAAATGATGCCAGTCTTCTTATCTCGATACCCCTTAAATCTTGCCTTGTTGGATGCCTTGAGCTCTTCTGTTGTTTCTGCAGTTTGCTCAAATACTGAATTAATTCTCTTAGCGTCTTTCAGTATTTTCCACGGCATAATCATATACTGCGCAAAGCGTAGCGCAGCAATGCCTCCAACCAGTTGGAATGCACCACCTAAGAATCGCAATCCTCTCTGGACTGCATTCTCATCCTCAAATGTGCCAACTAAGTTTGTAATACCATCGAGTATCTTACCGATACCCCATTTACCCAACCACCATGCGAATTTACCTATCGCAAATATCAGTCGAGCTAACTTCTGGACCTTCTCTGGATTCTTCTCTATCCAATCTAAGGCACCAAATATAATAAAATACTTGACAATGTTACCAAGCAACTTGCCAATAGTTTCTAAGAAACTCTTAATAGGTTTCTTGATTACTTCTAATCTCTTCTTACCTTCCTTATCGCCTTCTTTCGCCCCTTCTTCTGCAGCATCTTCAGCTTTCTGCCTCTTTTTCTTACCAAGCATACGTCTTAAACGTTGCTTGTAGTCGGAAAACAGTTTCTTTTTATCTTTCTTTTCCTCTTCAACAACTTCAAGTTGTTGTGTTTTAGAGGTGTCTAGATATTCATTTTGAAACTTTAGGAGAGTCTTCTGCTCAAAAAAGTTTGCACCAATACCGTCCGCAAGAGTACCTGTGCGATTTATACCCTTACGGAATTCATTGAAGTTAATTCCAACACTGGACTTAGTTTCAATGGGTTTGATTTTTACAAACTTCTTTAATGCTGCCATTAGAGAGACATGCGATTCTGATCTGCCTTCTGCCGTCTTTCTTCCTCAGCAATATGAGCGAGGAGGAGATTCACATATACATCACGTTCCCACGGCATCATGTTTTCCAACTCTGTGAGTGAATACTTATGATGTTGCATTAGTGCAAAATTAGTCTTGTAATGATTTTCAAGACTATCATGCATTAGGGCTACTCGAAAAAAGATGCGAGTCCTTCTAATACAACTTCACTCTTCACTTTAGTCTTAGGGTTGTAGACTTCCATGGTATAAGACAGTTTAGGCATAGTTTCAAAGAATGCTTGAATCTTACCAAACTGGTCAGAGTTTAGGTTTTCAAGGAAATCTAGTGCTTCCTTGTGAGAAAAAGTGTCATACACTTCATCTGAATCATATACTTGGTCGATGCACCCTGCCGCCATCTGGAAGATGTCGTCAACTGTGGGATTCTCGCTCATATTCTGCTGAATGAATGCATCCAATGAAGGATACTTCATCACAACTCCAACTTCATCATCAAGTTTGATTTTGGCGTTGTGACCTTCAGGCACTAGCACAGTGACTTCTTCAAGAGGCACTTCCACAGGGATAGTGGTCTCGTCATCGTCAGGTGCAGTAATCTTGAATTCACTGGTTTCACCAACTGCCTTCGCACGAATGCGGAGGAAGATATACTCAATCTCAAAGGTTGCAAGGTCTTCGACCTTACTCTTGAGGTTAGTACAGTTTTTGATGATTGTTTTAACTGCTTTAATCATCTGCTTGTTGTCTTTCGACTCCATAGCAAGATACAGCAGTTTTTCTTCCTTAACAAGAAATGGACGGTATGTCACTTCTGTGCCTGTAACAGGCAAGGTCATCTCATACTCAGGAATAGAGAGCTTGGGTAAAGGCATAATGTTACATTACTATTAAAGTTATTTAGACACCTACACGGAAGACATCTTGCTGTTGGATACTATAACCCAAAGTAGACAAGACATCGGTGGTGTTATCAATGATTTTATCTTTGACGTTAGGACCCCATCCTATACCATCACCATCGATAGTGTCAAATCTATATCTCTCAAAGTGGAAAGATACATTCAGTTTGAGCAATTCGGTAGGACCATTATTAAATGTCATCTCAGACATATCATAAGGGAATGCTCCATACATGTACCAGACTGCAGATGACCTGTTAAGTCTGGTCAATCCTTCTGGTCTCTTATGTTTCTTTTTATGCTTATAGAGGATATTAGACCCCAACTCCCACTTAGAAACAATGAAGTCGGCAGTATATTCATCATAGAATGATGCTCTGTTTTCAGCATCAGTAGCAGTATAATTCATCCAATTCTCAAAGAATTGACGATGATACATGTCTTTAGTGACTAGGAATTCAACCTGCACGTCACCAAATGCTGTGTCTGTAGCAAACTTACGTGGTGCACCAATATCTCTAACTGTGCTAGTAGTAATACGTCTACCTGGTACAGTTACACTATTGGCAAAGTAGTTGATAGATTCCCAGTGATTCTTATATGACCTCTTGAGAGACCCATTCTTAAAGGCAAACTTCTTATCATTGAAGAAAATACAAGGGGGCACGCTAATCTGCACCGAAAACAGGTTAGAGCGAGAAGGTTCTTTCTTACCTGATAGGACTAATTCCTTAAAATCTATAAATGAGTTAGCAGCCATTAAAGTTTACCCCATATAAATGAGCTTGGGACCTCAACTAAGCGTCCTGCCGCACGTAAAACAAACTGCTCTACAGGCAAAGGAGTCATATTATTAAGATACTCCTTTGGGACTTTCATTATATTAGTAGCGTTAGACATAAAGTATTTATGGTAGCATCGGTTAGGATATGCGATACTTCCTGATGCCCACGACTGACACACGCTTTTACGAGTCGAAGGTCTTAGATAATGACAGTTACCACCAGAGAATTGCATGTTGTTGTAATCAACATCTGAGATGATTGTCATAGGATATGTATCATAGAAAGGCAACTTCTCTGTTGCAGCAGCATATCGATAGAAGATAATGTCACCTGGAGCAAAAGCCCCATCATACGGCTCTAGAGCATACATCAGTTGGGCACGATACCACTCTTTAGACTGACTCTTACCCTCTGCTAAATCTTTTATGTCGGTAAATACGCTCATACCTTTAATTCTTTCTCTGTGAGTATCATAAAAGTCATGCGTCTGTCCTTACAATACTCTCGTGCTGCTTTCCATTTAGCATCATTTACTGCGTATGTTTTGACTTCGTTGAGAAACTTACGAGTCTTTCTACGCTGTGGTTTCGGCGGCGAGCATTGCGCTTTCGGTTTAACCTCGATAATGAACTTCTTAACCCCATCGTTTCGAGTTCGAGCTCTGATGTAGAAGTCTGGAAAATAGCGGTGAATCCTATTATCAACAGGAGATATGTATGGAATAATGATTTCTTCACTGCCCCACTCCAGTACGTTTTCATTCTTATCACACCACTGCATGAATTTTCTTTCCCATAAACTCCTATAAATAATCTGAGTAGGGTCTCCTTTATATTTTTGTCTGTTTGATGGTCTGTATTTGCCAGTGTAACTCATGTCATTCGCTTCATCTCAAAGAAATCTAGTTTACCCGAGGACGAAACCACTTGGTCCTTTTTCGGAGCACAGTGCTCAAGCTATTCGTAAGAAGGCAGGGCATGGCACAGAAGTTGTAGACTATCTTAAAATAAGTATTTATGACCCAAAAGAGGGAAATAACAGTAGTTACAACTACATTAAGAAGAAAGGAGCAGGGTCAAAGGGCAATAAGGATAAACTAAAGAAATCAATTTACCTATATTTACCTAACAAACTAAGAGAAGGATACCAAGCAAAGTATAACGGTGTCAACCTTGGTCCTGTTGGTAGTAAAGCGGTAGGTGCTGCCGCTGATGCCATTGCTGCTGGTGGTCTATCTGATAGTTTTGGCAGTCAAGTCAGTGCCATGGCAAAGTCTGCAAAACCTCAGTTGGGTTACAGTTTAGGTGCACAGGCTATAAATACAGTCATTGGTATGACAGGTGGTAGTGGAAACCTTAACCCTAACGACCTTTCTGCATTGACTACTGGTAAAATCTTCAACCCCTATGAAGAAACTATCTTTCAGGGTATGGAGTTTAGAGACCATAGATTTGATTTCATGTTTGCACCTAAGAATGCTCAGGATGTGCAAACTATTGTAGATATTATTGAAGCTCTTCGTGTTGCTATGCTACCTGGCAAGGACAAGGGAGATTTCCTCACTATTCCTGACTACTTCAGAATGGAAATTGTGCGTTATGTGAGTAGAGAGGGTAAAGAAGAGTTGAAACCAAACAGAGGTAAAGGTAGAAAGGGTGTGCTTCAGAAATTGATGCAATTCCCTGCCAAAATGGTATTGGTGAATATGGACCTTGATATGTCCCCATATGGCAACTACTCGTCACTTCAAACGAATGACCAATTAGCAGATGACTTCGATTTTGGTCCCATTGCATATTCTGTGCAATTAGCATTCAAAGAAACTTCTTACCTCACTCGTGAGAGTTATGGGTTTGACACTAAGGGCAAACCCATCGTAAATCCAGATGTAACAATCTAATGTCAAATTACTTTTCATTTCTACCAGATGTTTACGTTAGGACAGCGACTTATCGCACCAATAACGTAGACCCTTATGTGTTAGCGAAGAATATCTTCAGACGCATTAAGATTCGTGATGACGTTGAATATCTATTGACTGGATTTACTCAATATACTATTAAGAATCAGGAGAGACCTGACCAGATTAGTGACGAGTTTTATGGTGACCCTCAGTTTGACTGGGTTATTCTATTAACCAATAACATCATCAATCTGTATCAGGACTGGCCCATGGCAGAAGATGAGTTATATAGACATTGTGAGCGTAAATATGGTAAGGGTAAAGTAGAAGATACTCATCACTGGGAGACATTAGAAGTAAAAGCACCAAATGGTAATATCCAACTGCCTGCTGGTGTGCAGGTCCCTGAGGACTTTACATATACCAGACCTGATGGCACTTCAATGCTTACAGACCATATAAGGAAGGAAGTAACTAATTTTGAGCATGAATTAGCACAAAACGAGTTTAAGAGAAATATCTATCTTTTAAGAAAACCGTATTTAACTGAATTTGTAGACGAATTCACTGCTTTGGTGGAATACGACGAAAACGAGGAATTGGATTTGGAAACTGGACACAAGAGGACCAGAAATGCAGTCCAAGAAAACTTTATTCCAGTCAAACCCACTTATTCAACAAATGTGGGTCGAGTGCCTTCTATCGACTTTGCTGTGGAAGCAGATTATGGAAATATCACTGTCAACACAGCAGGAGAGCAAATCGCAGCAGGCGATGTATTGTCAGATGGCAGCACAGTGGTAACACAACGTGCAGCAGGTACAGAAATAACGACGACCACCAACCAATATGGAGAGGCGGGGTCGTCGTCTGGTCAAACTAGCAGCAGCAGTAGTAGCTCCTCTAGCAGCAGTAGTAGCAGTAGTAGCAGTAGTAGTTCTTCCTCTAGTGGAAGCAGCAGTAGTGGTGGCGGTGGATACGGTGGTTACTAACCTTCCGACTTTCTTGCCCAATATCCAAAACAAACTCCCGCTGTAAAGATTACAAGGACAAACAATATATTTGCCATTGATACGAGGTTACCCTCAATTATCTGATTCAATTCCATAAGGTGTTAGGTCATATTCCACGAGGGTGATACCTTCGTGCTGTTCATAAATTGGGTCTCCAACTTTCTCAACGACACTCTTAAGAATATCCTTCTTAGTGATGTTATAGGGTGCAGGTGCATTTTTTACACATACACGAAGACATTGAAGTTCTTCGTCGGTAAACCCAAATTGTTTCATTTAATTTTCTCCATTGCTTCTTCTAATTCACGTGAGTGTTGTAATTCATCATTCAATATCTCAAGTATCTTTTGGTCAGGACCATTGAGAGCAAGAAACTTAGCATAGGTTTCTGCTGCGTGTATCTCTACTTCATAGGACAGATGGTAAGCATTGCGAGGAGATAACCAATAATAAACCACGTTAACCCAATAGTAGATAAGGACGAGATGCTTGGCAACAAAGCGATCGATAAAATAAGCACTGCCGCCCCTGCTTTCCATGTATTCCAGATGCTCTG